GGGGGAGCCATCATCAATGGGCAAGTGAAGGTGAACGACAACGGGGTTAACTATACCGTCGACATGAAGATCCCGAATACCAACAAAGTCACATTTAACTGGATCTCAAACGCTGACGAGGACATCCTGGCCGACATTGCTACGTTGACGGAGTTATACTTCGGTACCGGCGCGAAGATAGACACCATCTGGATGAACTATGACGTTGCTAAAGCCATCGCGGCGAACAAGCAAATCCAGACGCTCTTGCAGCAGAGCGTGTACGCCGTAAATCTGTCAGCGTCCAACGTGGACAAGGCGTTGAAGCTGCTGTTCCCGCAAATCAACTTCGAAGTCTACACAGAAGGCTATGGGGACGGCAAAGGAAACTTTGTCCCATTCATCCCGCTTGGTACATTCGCAGTCACGGGTAAGGGCTCGGAAATCGGCATGGATTTTTGCACCACCTTGGCAATCCAAAACGGTGGTGTCAATAATCCTCAACCGGGTAAGTTCTCGGCCATCGAGGATAAGTCGGAGTCGTCCAAGAATCCGCACGTTGATATCACGGTCGGGCTAAACGGGTTGCCTCGTATGCACCACCCAAACTGGTTCATCAGCGGGAAAGCCGTATAAGCAAGGGGGGCGCTATGAATGCCCTACTGTCAACCTAGCGACGTCCGGGCGCTCCACAAACTCATCACGGAAAAGGACTTCCCGGATATTGTCGTGCAGACGTTCGTCGACAAGGCGACCGCGCGCCTGAACAACCTCATTCAGCCGTACTATCAGGTGCCGCTTGTGGACCCTGTGCCTGACATCATCACGTCGGTCACAGCCGACATGGCGGCATCTTTTCTGCTCCAGAACCACTTCAGCGGTATCAACTACCGCGAGAACACGCCGCTGGCTGAGGTGTTCCGGAAGCGGGCAGAGGCGGACCTGGCGCACATGCTCGAGCACGCGACCATCGACGGCTGGCCTGGAGTGGTGAAGCATGAACCGGATGTGCCTGAGATGCGGCCCCGGTTCGCATCCTCGACGCCAGGCCAAAGTCATCTGAAGCATCGACTCAAACAGTTTGAGCGGGCTACGCAGTCGCCGATATCCAACGTCCGAGAACGAGGGTGGCCCTGGTGAAGGTTTACATTGACGCAAAGTTCCAGGGCGGCGGGAAATCCGTTGAGACTGACGGTTTAAACGTCCTTGGGAATGTCCTTGCGAGTATGTCCGCACGTAGTCAAAACATGGTCAAAGTCATGGGTGCCATCGGTACTGTGATGATCAAATCGGTTCATGACACGTTCGACGCTCAAGGCAAACCTACCAAGTGGAAAGAGCGCTCCGAGTTCACCGACATGCTGTATATGCAGCAGGCTGAGCGCGGGGCCAAGTCCACCAAGCGGTATCAGAGTGCGAAGCGTGAGTCTACACAAAACCGGTTACTGACCAAAGCATCGGTCACCAAGTTGGGGAACCGAATCCTTATGGACTCTGGTGCTTTGCGGAACTCAATCATGTTGGGAATTGTCACGTACAACTCTGTCGAGATTGGCTCAAGCCTCGTCTATTCACGCATCCATCAGCTGGGTGGCACAATCACGCCGAAGAAGGCACAGTATCTGCGCGCCGGTGGATACTTTCCGCTTAAAAAGGGGGTCATTCCTGGCCGTCCTTACCTTGGATTTCAGGCTGAGGACGTGCCGGTTATCACACGTCTCCTGATGCGTTTCATCAAGGAAGGGGTGTAGGCCGTGGCTTCTATGGACGACATCCTCGGCGCGGTAGTGGCTGCGATGCAAGGTGACACCGCTCTCGTTGAGATTCAAACATATCACCAAGTCGAGGGCATGATTCCTGGTATTGATCCGAGTGTGAGTGTGTGGATTCCCAAGCCTCGGTACAAGGAGTACACGAACGACTTGGATGAGGTAGACGCTGAAGTACACATTGGGCTCTGCCTCTACGACATGGACCCGGAACGCGGAGAGAGTCGTGTACGAGCATTTGCGGAAGAGATCCGCATGCTGTTCACCGCAGACGACCATACGCTCGACGGACTGCTAGATGACAGCTTCTTTGAAAGCTGGGAGTTTGCTAGCACAGCAACTGAACAATATGAGCTACTACATTTGGCAGACGGTATCTGGATCGTTACCTACTACGCTTCGCGGGCTCGTGACGTGGAGCCTACTGACATGATGGACGAGCTCGACTTCGATGAAACCATTATCGACCCTGAAACGATTGGAGGTTAGAACATGCAGGAACCGCAATACGTTGTACCGAGGGTAGACATTCTCGAGCAACCGGCGGCCACCAATGCCAACCCACAAGCACAACTGAATCGTATCGGACTCGTTGGAACGTTTAGTTGGGGTCCTGTTGGCGTGCCGACACGTGTGTATTCCGAAACCATGTCCGAGCAGCTCTTCGGAAAGTACAAAGCTGACTTGACCGGATGGCTGTCACTGCACGGAATCTACAAGCAGAACGCGTCGAGCGACGTCACAGTGGTACGTGTTGCAGGTGCGTCCGCGAAGGCTGCGACGGCGACTCTTGACGACGCCACGAGCGCCCCATCTGTCGTTATGACCGCAAACTATCCAGGAACAAAGCCTATCTCCATCCAGTGGCAGAATGGAACGACAGCCAGCACCGGAAAACTGATCGTGATCGCGGATGGTGTCTCAAGAACCTACGACAATTTGACGTTGGCCAACCTGGACACCGTTGTCGATCCGAACGTGAACGTGCAGGAAGCAGCGGGTGCTACCGAATTGCCCATGCCGACGACCGAGGCCGTTCCGCTGGCCGGAGGAGACGATGGCGCCAATACGGTGGATACAGATTATATCGGCACGGTCACCAATGGTGTGGTGACAGGCCTTGCGGCGTTGGCAAATGTACCGGTTAGCGTCGTCCTGTGTGCGCAACAGTCGAGCACCGCTATTCAATCAGCACTGCTGGACCAAGGGGCGAACACACCCGTATCCAAGGGCGTGCGATTCCCCGTTCTGAACCTGACAAAGGGAATGGTGTACACGGATGCAGTTACTGCCATGGACGATATCCAAGGCCTTCGTGGCTGGGTAGCTTATCCCTGGGGTACATTCGATGACCTTACTGGCGTGACGGTAGCGACAGACGGTCACTATGCAGGTGTCCTAGCTAGCCTTTCGGCGAACACCAGCCCGTCGAACCAAGTCGTCAAAGGTCTGTCTAGTTTGCAGTCTGATCTGTCGGACGACGACCTGTACGCTCTCACAGAGGCGCGAGTCAGCCCAACCACATTGGACACGTTGACCGGTCAGTTCCGCATCCGGAACGGCGTAAGCACTTTCGTCTTGCCGTCGGACGGTTCCAGTGATGATTGGTCGCAGATCAACGTTCGGAGAGAGTTCGACAAACTGGAGACTGAGATTTACATCGGTACCCAGTGGGCGAAATCAAACTCGAACCCACAGCTACCACAGCAGCTGTCCGATTGGATTGACGAACATTTGCGGCAGGCCAAGGTGAACAATCAGGAGATCACGGACTACAAGCCGACTGTAGCGTTCCGGGACTCCACGAACCCACGCCGTATTGTGACGCAGATCAGCGTACAGCCGGACTTCGCCGCTGACTTCATTGACAACTACGTCGCCCAGTGGAACGGAGCCTAATAGGAAAGGAGGCACACCATGAAGAGACCAGTACAAGGGCATGACGTAAGCGTCGCCGTGATGGGTCCGAATGGACCTGAGCTTGTCGGGGAGTGGCAGGAGGTAGACATCAATATTGGCAACGACGTTGAGACATATCAGGAGACCAATAGTCGCATGCCTATCTACCTAGACGGTGATATCACCATCGACGGGACGCTGAAGCGTGGGTACATGGACCTGAACATCGTGGCAACCACGGTCGGAACTGGCAATCTGCAACCTGGTCAGCCGATTCCGGCCAGCCCGCGTTTCGTGATCAGCTGCACCATCAATGCGCCCGACAAGGGGTTGAACGGACGATACCAGCTCACAGG